TATTATAAGCTGCACTACCTGCACCTGCTATGGTTGTCCAACTATTGATATTAGATGTAAATTCACCATTAGTAAGTAATTCATTAGGTTTAAAATAAATTGTATCCCAATCTATTTTACGCCATGCTAAATCACCACTTTGGGGAGAATCGGTACTTGGTAAAGAATATTCCCTTTGTCCTTCATTTGTTACATAATAAGATTCTTTATGAAGACTTGGTAATTCTTCTAATTCATTATAAATATCATGTAATCCACGATTAACAAAATTTTTAACAGACGTTTGAATACCTCTGCTACTACTAAAGTTTGCAGATGTTAATTCAATCTCATTTAAATCATTTAAGACTCTATTTGTTAATACTAGATATGTTGCCATTATGCTCCTAAATCTGTTCCTTTTATTTTATTTTTATCTATAACTGAATTTTCAAATGTTTCCATTTCCATACAATAGGTTTCTATATACACAGTATTACCTCTTTGTATTTCATAATTAGCAATTTGATTCTCAGCCATTAATCTAGATTCCTCACATTCTTCCTTTTCCAAATATCCTCCAAAACCTTTATACATAATTGCCGGAACATTTGGATAAGACATTAATGCCATTAAAAACCATATTTTAATCATATTTTTATGTGGGGCTGTTATACCCCACACTCACTTAATTTACTTTAATTTCTTTTGGTTGTTTTTCTTTTGGTAATTCTTGTACCAATAAAACTTTTAACAATCCATTTTCTAATTTTGCATCTGTTACAATCATATATTCAGATAGTTTAAAAGATTGTTTAAAATCTCTTTCTGCTATACCTTTGTGAAGATATTCATGTTCAAATTTACTTTCTGTATTAGTTTTTCCTTCTATAAATACAGAATTTTCTTTTTGTGTTACACTTATTTCTTTTTTAGAAAATCCTGCAACTGCAAAACTTAGTTCGTATGTTTTACTATCAAACTTTACAATATTGTAAGGTGGATAATTATTGGGTCTATAATCGGCTATATCGTTAAATAAGCTATCAAATCCCACTGTCATTGCCCGAAATGGGCTTAAGTCTAGTCTTGTCATTGTTTGCCTCCTTATTAAGCAAGGTTAGTATTGTATCTAATTTATCTTCTATATTAGATACTCGTTTCTCTAGGTCATTATTATTTGCACCTATAGAAACAGTCGTTTGTCCGGAAGCTACAGTTGATGCCTTCCGTAAATCATGTACTGCCATAAAGCCTCGTAAGTAAAAGGGGGCAAAAGCCCCCCTTAAGTTATATTAATTATTGTGCAGTATCGTGTTGAGCATCAGACTGTCTGTCTGACTCATCCACACCTGCAACATCACAAAGCATAGCCCACACACGGATTTTACCCGCAGTTGAAGCTGCACTTAATACAAGTACATCAAGAGTATCAGCAGTTGCTGCTACGTGTCTTGCTGTAGCTGTTAATGTAGAATAACCAGTTGCGTTAGTATCTCCATCTGCATAAATGTCAACATCTCCACCTGTGATACCTAAGTCCATAGTTACAGAACTTGAAAGTGCAGTTAGCACTTCAATTCCTGCTTCCATAACTAAAGTTTCAGCAGGTAAATCAAGGACACGTAGTACATCATTTTGTGCTGCACCACTATCTCCATTGATAGCTGAGATATCAATAACATTTTCTATTAGATAGGGAACTCTTACTCCCGGATTTCTTCTAGAAGGGCGGTTAGTTCCGCCCGGCCCAGTTACGTCATACGTTGCCATAGTTCTATCCTCCCTTAATCAATTAACAAGTGTCTGCAATGAAGAGCAGTACTTCTTAATACTTTTCTTCCAAACACATGTAAGCCTCTTACTATATCAGAAAATGAATCTGGGTCTCTTACTACTTCTGTTTTTGCAATAGCATTAGCAGTAGCAGTTGAACTCATATGTCCATATAATACTTTATAGTAATTACTTGTTGTTGATGCGGCAAAGTTATTGGTCATATATAATTTAAAACCATTTACTTGCCCATTTAATACGGAACCATTCCGTAAAGGTGATTTTCCATCACCAGTAACAGAAGCATCCATAAGTTTTGCTGAAGCTTGTCCAAGCTGTTCGTAAAACTCTGGAGTTCCTAAGAACCATCTGTTATCTGTTGGAACGTCTGCACCATGCATTCTTTTAGCCGCATTAGCTAAAATATTTGCAGGGTCTGTTTCTGAAGTGCCGAAACCTGTATCAGTTCCAGAACCATCAGAACCAACTGTAGTACCCGCACCGGATACCATAGCTGCAATGACATTTCCATCGTAAGAATCTTTTAGAGCGTAAGCTCCAGAAGAAGTAGCCAAAGACTCCCAGTTCACATGAGATTGTCTTTCTTCAATATCGTCAACTTTAAAAGCAAACGCATTAGCTTGGTCTACTACGAGTTGAAGTTGGTCATCTGCTAAATTTTGAATAGCAATATGTCCACCTCTAACGTAAGAGTTTACACTAATTGTTGGCTCTTTAATTATGTTGACAGTATCTCCGAAATTTTCAATCTCACCTGCATAGTCAGTATTAGTAATATCTTCTATTACTGATGCAGTTCTAAAGAACTTTTGGACTTTTTGACTGTATATTACCGGTAACCAATTACCCGAAGGTAAGTTTGTATATCCGGCACCTTTTGCAATAGCCATAATTTAGTCCTCCTATAGACTGTTAAGATTAATTACGAATCCTACCTTCTGCTCTAGCTAAATCAATTTCCTTTTCGTTTTTTACAAACTCATAAGGTTTCATTTTTGCTATCTCTGCAACACTCCAAATCTTTTTCTCTCCTATATTCTTTCCTGTATCTTTTCTAGTTGCTGTTACTGCTTGGGCTGCTTCCTTTTTTGTATCCTTATTTAATTTTTTATGAGAGGGAAAATTCTTGTCCATTTTATATAAATCAATAGCTCTTGCACATAATATAGGATTACTAGTATTATCATAAAGCCATGATTGTATAGTTTGGTCTTGATTTTTAGCCCAGTCATGAAATTCATCTGTTGCACGAATTTCTTTAAAGTCTGGATGTAAATTTAGAAGCTCAAGTTCAGATTCTTTTTTAGAAACTTCTACTTGTGCTTGTTGCAATGTTTGCAATTTATTTTCTACAGATTTAGCTTGTTCCTTAGATTCCGTAATGGCTACGCTTTTCATAATATCGTATACATCTGGATATTTAATTTTCCACGTTTCTAATTCTGCCTTTGTTTTAGGTGGAACTATCTCCGTGTTTTCAAGCTGAGATTTAAGTTGAGAAACTTCATCTTTATGTTTAGAAAGTGTAGAATCATAATGGCGTTTAAGGTCGTCATATCTTTTCTTAAACACCTTATCTTCAGCATTAACAGGGCGTTCTTCTCGGGGAGTGGCTTCTTCTTCTGAAGAAGTGTCCTTTGAAGTGGTAGCTGTATCGTCTGAATCCTCCTTATCTAACTCACTTTTATATTTGTTTTGATAGGGAGTCGGTTCTAATAATTCAGTTACTTCATCTTGTTTAGTTTCAGTAACCTCTTCATTTTGTTCCAATTTTTTTTCTTCCATTTTATTCTCCTTTTGGGTGCTGTTGGAAGAACAGGTGGCCCTTGGTTTGAGGGGCTACACAGTTTGTGTAGGTGGCACTCTGTTCATTGTTGCTTCTTCTGCACCACTTGGTACATTAGTAGCCATCATTCCTTCATCAGATTTATTTTTCATCGCCATTGAAAATTGGTCAATTTTTTGTTTAACCATTTCGGGATTATTTATTGCTTCTTCTGTTGAAATGATTAATCCAGATTCAGTACCAATGCCTAATTGTGAAAATACAGCAGTTGATTCCTCTGAACTAATTCCTAAATTAGCCAAGACTTGTGTCATTCCTTCTGCTTGGCCTTTTGTAATATTACTTAAACTTTCTTTTGCATCTGGTGATACATTATTAATTGCTTGTGCAAGTTGTCCTGTATTTGCCATTGCTTCATTATTTTGTACTGTTGCCATATCTTCACCAGAATCTGACATTATTGGTTCTTGATTTGTTACTGGAGGTGCTACAACAGGTTGGTCACCCATTGGGTTACCCATAGGCCCTGCCATGATTCCTCCGCCTGCTCCTATTGCCATGCTAATTTCTCCTTATATGTTAATAGTAATCCTGTTACATAACAGATTGGCTCAAATATAATTCTATATGTTCTACCTAATAAAGAAAACTTTGTACCAAACATTATATGTTTAATATCTTTTGTTCTTTGTTTAGCAAAATGAGAACCAATTGCTGTTAATATTTTTGACTTTTTCATTCCTCTTACAAATGGTTTGAATAAGAAATGATAACCAACTTGATGTGTTGGTGTTAAGTGTTTCTTTTGGAATAAATACCAAAGTTTCATTGCTTCTTTCCAATCATTAAGATTAGTTTGTCTATACATTTCTGTACAAATTATTTTATCTTTTTTATTACTTCCAGAGCCAGTATTTCCTTTATCTTGATTCCCACCACTAGTACCTGCACTTCCACTTCCTGCGGGGCCTTCAGATTGTCCAGTTGTACCACCACCAACTACTTTACCATTTTCATGAATAGTTAAATTTTTTTCATCTTTTTGATAGTCTGATTTACTATTATAACTTGTAACTTTATTATATTCTTCTTGTGTTATTTTTTTGGCTTTAAGCATTTTAGCAGCTTCTTTTTTCATAACATTAACAGAACCTTTACTTTTTAAAGTTCTATCTAAAACAGAATCTACTGCCGTACCATTAGCCATTGCATAAATGGAATCAGACATAGAACCTCTAGATGATACTTGACCATTTGAATTTACAAATTTACCATTTTGTTGATAATGTCCACCTACATCAGATGCTTTATCTGGTGACTTATAAACAGATGCACCAATGTATTGACCTGTTTGAGCAGTAGACATATTATAAGCTTGATTACCTATATTAGTTCCAATATTGAAACTTGGTTTTTCTTTTGGTTTAATTTTATTTGCTTCTTTTTCGTCTTCTAGCCAATTTTTATATAATAAATCTTTTGCTCTTTTTCTTCTTCTTCCTTCTGCGTCAAGACCGGGGTCAAAGTCTACAAATTCACCACCTTTTACATATTCTCCTCCACCGGGGCCACCTTTAAAATCGGGTAACAAAGGGTCATATATTTGAGTTTTAGTAGCATCACCTAAGTTATCATAAAAACCTTCATTTAATTTATTTTCAATATCTTTTACTTGCTCTTCGTAAGTTTTTATTTTTTGTAATCCTTTAGCTCTTTCTGGGCCTATTTCTGCACTCGGCCCAAATTTTTTACCAAATTCATTTGTATAGTAACCAGTTGCATTCCACTCATCTTGTCTTGCTTCTTCTTTTTGTACCCAGTCGTTAAGAAAAGCTATTTCTAATCCTGCTTCTTCTGGATTACGAATTGATTTCATAAAAGTTGCAGGTATGCTTTTTGTATAACCTACTTCTCTTTTCTCATAAGGATAAGTAGTCTTATCATCACTACCCAATTCAACTGAAATAAGAGGTAATGGTGTGTCAACTATTTTATTCCAAGTAGATTCAGCAGTATCTTTAGTAATATTTATTAATCCTCCACCACCAAATCCATCACCTTCGCCTCGTGTTTTTAATAATTCAGTACCTTCAAGTTCACCTTCTGTATCATAACTAGCTTTAAGAATACCTCTTTTTTGGGCTGAATCAAACCACCATTGAAACTTTTTATCATTCATAAATTGAGCAGGCCCTGCAAATATACCAAATTTTAATTTAGATTCCATTGGCCCACCTATATCGGATGTAGTAATATATCCTTTATCTAAACCCCAATCAAAAAAAGCTTCATCTGTCCAATTATTCATGCCACCCGATAATGCACTATAATCATTACCTGTACTATAAAATTTATTAGTGCCTACACTTGCCATATAATCTTTATGTGGGTCTGTCCAACTTGTATCCTGTCCCTGTAATTCACCTCTATAATTATATTTATTTTCTTGAAAAGGGTCATTTGGGTCTGGTGTAGGGTCTGGTGTAGGTTCAACAGGTAATTCTATTTCTGGTAATCCCGGCCCTATATATCCAGTAATAGGTCTGCATACTCCATCTGGCCCCATTTTATGACCAACTGGGCATCCTTCAAATTGATTAAAATCTGTAGGTATACCTTCATGAATATTTTTATAAGCTTGTGAGTCTACGGATAAAGTAGGATAATTATAGGGATTAGTATTAACTTCATTAATAGTCCAAGTCATTGTACTTGGACTCCATGTTGTTTGTAAGTGTGGTACTTTAAATCTACCCGGTGTAACCCATTGCTCCATTTATTTTTTCCTTAGTTGTTCTTTTAAATTAAGTATTTGCCGCAGAGAAACCAGACTCCCCTGCTTGCGGTACACTTCCAGTTCCGATGTTGCCACCTCCAGACCCAGTTGGGTCGTTTGGATTTGCTCCCGGAGGTACTCCTCCAGATTCACCCATAGCGGACTGCCCACCATTGCTTGTATTTTCTTGAATTCCATTTACCATCCCCATTATTTGTGCATAGATAGCTGCCTTTTCTGGGTCATTAATAACCTTTGCAGGGTCAATATCTAGCGTTTTTGCAATTTCTGATAATATTGTATGCCATTTAACAAATGGTGCAAGAGAAGGATTTGATGCTGTTTGCATAAAGGTCATTAATCGTTGTGACCTAACTTCTTTTTGCATTAGAGCAGATGTTCCTCTTGCTTTAATTTCAATATCACCTATTACTTTTGGAGAGTCATTATTAAATTGCATATTCCATGAAAATAAAGATTCTCCTAGAGGGCGTAGTAAATAATCGTCTATGTTTTTAATAACTGTTTTTATATTTAAAGCTGATGCCCCCATTAACATAGACATGCCTGCGGCTGTCCTTGTTGTAGATTGAATACCAGTTTGTCCATGTGAGTATGATGGCATTCCTGTTGATTCATCAGCTAACTGTCTAAATCTATCAAACATCATCATATTTTCATTTGCTGTACTTGGAAATTTAACTCCATGTATAGACTGACCCGGCATACCGCTTTGTCTTCTAAATATTTTTCCCGGATATACAGACATATCTTGTCCGGGTATTAGCATTGTTTCATCAATATCAAATACGAGATTACCTGCTAGTGCCAAATTATCAATAGCCATTCTTGCATGACCATTCATAATTTGTTGGGAGTCATCCATATTTTCTGGAATACCTACACCAAAAAATTGATAAGGATTTAATTCATATGGACAAACAGAAAAAGGTAGTCTTTCTGGTGTAAAAGGATTAAGGGTTAATCGTAATATTTGTCCACTTGATGATACCCATGCATTAACTTGTACTTCTGTTAAATCATCATCCACTTCAATCATGGATAATCCTGCTTCCTCAACAAAAGCTTTATCCATAATTCCCCAATATTCATAAACTTCAAATCTATCTTTTTCAAATTCATTTTGATTTTCTCTATCTTGTAAAGATGATTCAAATGACCTTGGAGTATAACTATAACCCATATCAAAACAAGCACGAATAGCATCTTCTCTAAATAAAGGTCTCTTCATTAAATCACGCATTTGAGAACGATTAAGAACATGTCGTTGTATAACATATTCTGCATCATCCATATTAACTGCATTAGGGTCTGGATAAAAATCCCAACATGATACTGCTTCTAGTTTTGGTACAAGTTTTGTTTCTGGAACATAATCTCTTTCCCCTGTTTCTGGATTTTCCATCCATCTATTAACTGTTTGATTATAATTAAAAGGGCCTTTTAAAATACCTGTTCCAAGTAATGCCATTTCAAAAAATACATGTCGTAAAATTGTAACAGCTTTTGTTCCGTCTAATTGGTCGTGTATATATTTTTCTAATTCCGCCGCCGCCATTGCCGCAGGTTCTATTTGTGGCATTGATTTTAAATCGGGTGCAGGGCCTTCTTCAAATCCTGCTTCACCAAATTCTTCTGCCAATCCACCTAATATTTCTGATGTTGCACCTGCAGGTATACTTTTCCCATCTCCGGGAAATCCATATGGACTTTGCGGTTCTGGTGCAGACTGTTCTGCTGTTTTTGGTTTTAAATGTGCGTACTCCGCAATACCTTCTGGTACGGGTGTAGGGTCAATTCCTAATGGAAATGAACCTGTTCCAAATAGTATTTCAATAATTTGCCCAAAAGAAGCTAATACTTTTGTTTTTGTAACTTTAACAAAAACTTTAGATTTTTCTTTTTCAGTAAAAGCCATTTCGTTACCATAGATTCCTCTATAATTACGATATGCTTTTAACCATCTACTCTCGTCAAAATTACGAGAATTTTCTGATGCTTCAAATCGTTTCTTTACTGTAGCCGCAAGATTATTAAATTCCTGTTCTTCTTTTACATCAACGCCTATTTCAGCCATAGTATATACTTAGCTATTATGTGAGCCTTGTTTTATTCTTGCACTAGCAAAAGCTTCTAATTTTTCTTTAGGTGCTTTACCTCCTGCATCAGAGAACTCACCTTGGCTATATTTTTTATGCATATTGCCTTGAATTTTTTCTTTTGATGGCATTCCGTATGTGTCACCCATTTCTCCATGTTTATATTTTTTCATAATTGGTTGTGGCATTATTTCCTCCTAATAATCTTTTTCATTAGCCATCTTCCAGAAAGAAGATTGCACATGATTGTTTGGTTTGCTTGGATAATCTTTCGTAGCAACCTCTGGGTCAGCTTCTCCGCCATGAGCAGATAAGTTAAGATTTTTCATTTTATCCTTTTTCTTTGGATAGGGCATACCAAGGTCGCCCTGTTTATATTTTGTCAATATTGGTTGTGGCATTTAGCCCTCCTTTATTTTTTCTTTGAAGTAATCTAATAATTTTGGATTATCTACAAATATTGTTGTTAAACCATTAGCTAAACCATTAACTACTAGTTCTTCTACTTTATCATCTAATTCCATATTCCATTGATATATGATTGCATGTAAACATTCGTGGAGTATGGTATTAGCATGAGAAACTCCTTTTTCCTCGGCTGTATAACCGATAATTCCTTCTTTAGCAAAAAACTGTCCTTGTGCTTCATTCGCACTGGCAACAGTCTGTTTCCATTCTTCTAATTTATATTCTCTGTACCCTATTTTAATTTTTTCTGGTATGTTCATTAATATCCAAATACCCTGTCTACTGGTTTAAATACTTTTTCTTTTGATTTTTGAAAAAGTTCTTTTGTAATACTAGGATGCATTGGTCTACTCATTACGCCATATCGAAGGGCATCATAAGCATGGTCTTCTGCATTTGTATCAACATCTTCTGGATTATTTTTATCCAGTGGTAGCAGGGGCAATGTTCTAATTAAATTTACACAATTACTAAAAATTTTTAATGATGGTTGTTTATATTTTTCATCAAGTTTTAATCGTTTATGAATTTCTAATTTTCCATTCACACGACTTTTTGGTGACCTATCTGCCGGTCTCCATCGGCATCCTTCTTGTATCATGGTTTCTGCAATACTTGGCCCAACATCACCTCGTCTTGCCCATGTTGATGAGTCTAATATACCATAACGCATATGCTCACCTGTTTCAGCTTCTAATACTTTTCTTGCAAATTCGTCTGCTGTTATTTTTCTTGTATATAATTCTCTATAAATCCAAAGATTATTATCCCAATCAATAGCAATCCATAAACAGCAAGCAGGAGAAGAATACCCCCAGTCGCAAGTCCTAAAACGAGACCAACCTTTAGGTATTTCAAAAGGTTGTACAACATGTGTTGTTGTATGAAATTCTGGAAATGATGAATTTTCAAATGCAGTCCAATCACCTTCAAGAAATTGTTTACGCTGAACTTCGGGTAAGGAAGCCAACATAACATAATAATCATCTGTTTGCATCAAGTAAGGATTATCCTGTAATTTAGCAGGAATAAATCTTCTTGATATTTTTCTTACACCTGTTGGTGTATCTATTGCTACATTAAAAGCTTTATTGGGTTCAGATGGGTCAACGAACATTTCCTTGACCCACTGAGAACCTATATTACCCGGATTGCCTGTAGCTCGCATATATACAGGTATTTCTGGGTCTACACTTCTTAGCGATGAACGCAAGAAGTTGTATACATCGGGAGTTGGATATTGGGGTAATTCATCTACACCTATCCAAGTGTATGATTGTCCTTGGTAACGCAACACATCTGTCATGTTTTCTGCGTAACCAAATTCAATCCTTGCACCAGAAGGAAATCGCCATTCTTTTTCTTGCTCTCTCCATCTTGCACCTTTAAATGCTCTGGAATATAAACGCTGTGAATGCGTTATCATATCCCTTAACTCTGGCATTGAACGCCTAATTAAAAGTGCTCGGTGCTGTGCTTTATGACAATATCGCAAAGGGTCAACAAGCATCGCATATGATTTTCCACCACCTCTTGCTCCACCATAAAAGACTTCTCTTTCGGCTGATGCTAGAAATGATGTCTGAGGCCCATCATTTGGTTTAAAGATGACCTCTTGATTCTTTACTAACTCTTGAACACTACTGGGAGTATTATCTAAAGTACCCTCATCAACTAATGTCGTATCTGTTCCGTCAAGAGCTTGACTAATTTCTTTTAAACTTTTCTTTTTATTTTCAGCAGATGTTCTAGCTAATAATAATTTTGTCTGTGCTTTTGCTACTTTAGTTTCTTGCTTTTTAATCGCTATACGTGTAGCTCTTTTTGCTTTTTTTAATTCGTCTTGTAAACCTTTAGTTCTTTTTACACCTTGTGGTTTTTTAGGTTTAGGAAGAGGTATGTCATTCACTTGATTCTTCCTTCAATAAACTAATCATATCATCTAATATAATTTCCTGTTCTTCAGTATAAAAATTATTTTTTCTCCATTCATCATTTTTATCTGGAGCTATATAACCTCTTATAAAACTTCTAGGTTCTGCTGTTTTTTCTCTTTCATACATATTAACAGCAGTTAATAACTGGTTTTCAGTTAATGAATTTTTAAATTCATCTCTTAATTCTGTAAATTTTGAGTCTTTATAAGGTAATGCATGAAGCATATCACCAAATATAGCTTGCTCTAACCATTCATCTTTTAAATGAGGATTATATACTTCAATAATATTTTTTTCTGGATTAGGACTATATTTTTCTCCTTTAGGAAAAAATTCTAATTGCCCCATTTCACCTTCTTTAAAAAGTTGAGGAGGCATAAGTTTATCCATCCTTATTTCAATATCCGTAGCATATTTTTTTAATCGTGGATACTGATTATAAATATTATTAATTATATCTGACATTAGGTTTTTCTATTAATGGCCTTTATCAAACCTACATGTGATATATATCTTCCTGTTGTTGCAGTAACCCACTGGGCTACTTCACGATACGAAGAATTTTTTAAGTACTCTTTAGATTTTTCTAAAGCCGTTAGTTCTTTTTCAATTGGTTCTAAACTATGATTATCTTCTGCTAGTTTATAACCAAATGGTACTGTATTACCCTTTCTCGTCTTCAACATTAACTATCTCCTTTGCGGGCAATATAAAGATTCCATGCTGAATCTTTGCCTCAATATCTAATTTTTCTCTTTTAACTATACCAACTCTATCGAGTATTTGTTTAGCCGCTTCCATGCGGATATTTGCTTGGGGGATACTTCCATCTGCCTCTAAAGCATTTGTCATGCTTATAACTGCTTTTGGTGAATGAGCGGCAAGAACATTTTCTGCCTGTTCTATAATCTCACTTCGTAATGCCTTAACTACTTTAGGCCATGTACTAGGATGATATCCAACGATATCTCCTGCCTTTTGCGGGCTACCTTGAGCTTCACTAAACAGAACGCTGAGAAACTTTTCTTGCTGTTCTGTTAGTTCCTTTTCTTTCTTTTTTTCTGGTAGTAAGTTCATCTTTATCTAAATACATCCAATCTATTCTTGGGCCAAAATACCATGATTTTGATTTGTTACCGAGCCAATCATGACCCCAATACCACTGCCCAACGTGTTTAGCCATTTGGTTTTGTAAATATTTTCCACCATGCTTCAGATAATCCATAAGGGTCATCATGAGGATAGCCTAAATGATTTACTTTACTAGGTCTTGGTTGTGGTTTTTTTATAACCATTGTCTTTTTTGCTTTGATTTTTCTCTTCGTTCCTTTGACCATTCCGGCATTTCCTTTATTAATCCTAATTTTTCTTTTGTGTCTCGTTCCTTATATCCCTGTTCTGCAAAAGATAAAATCTGCTCTCTTGCTTTATCTTCTCTACCACCTCTATCTGATATTGTTGCTATATTAGGAGCAGTAATGGATAATTCTACAAAAGGGTCTCTACAGGGAAACTTTCTTTTATGTAAAGGCAAATTCTCCGTAAAGTATTCTTTTGTTTTTTTATTGTAGTATTGGTATGTTGGCATTAAATCTCTGATTTTATTTCTTCTTGATGTTCACAACAGTTGCAATGGCATTCACCACCACAACAAGAACCCTCATTTGAACAATGACATTCATGCCCACATGTTTTACAATCTTTTGGATTATTTTTCAATGTCCACCCGTATCTGTTACTATAATAGGCATTTGTTTCATATGCATTCATTATTTCATTTTACCTTTGCGTGTGCGTGGGTAAGACCTATTCTTACTAGCTGATTTCATTGCTAGATTAGACCTAGCATTATTTTTAGAATTGTTATCCCTATGAGAAACATCCTTTCCATCTCCCTTTTTTGCTAATCCTGCTTTAGCCATTATTCGTCTGGCTCTATTATTAGAAGCCCTATTCTTCTTTCTTTTAGGGGAATCATTGCTATTTTCCTGCTTATAATTCCTAATATAACTAGGAGAACTGGGCATTATCTCATAAAGCCTTTACGGGGTAAAGTATATTTACCACGGGCTGTTCTTCCCTTTTTAGCTTTTGCTTTAGGGTTGTATTTATCCTCTTTCTTTGTAGACATCTTAGATTTTACTTTTTTAGTCGGTTTTGCGTATGTGTATGCCATGTTTATCTCCTATGCACTACAAGAAATGCATTCCTCTTCCTCAGATTCTTGCATTATTGGTGTATTTACTGGGTTTTTAAGCTTATAATTCTCTGCTCTGAGGGTAATTCTATCATCGTAGGCCTTTTCTAGCTTACTATACAGGTATTTGTTATTCTCTTTTAATGAATCAACATCCCTTTTAAGATGTTTTACTGTGTCTGTTAATTCTGTAATCATATTATCCTGTGTCATAATGCTTTCCCTACCTGTAAAAATTAGATACCTATGGGAATACATAGTTATCCCATTGGTGTATTGTTAAATTGTGAATAGAACTCGTGTTTTCTATAAATATAGAGTGGTGAGTTCTCCTCCCACCAATGAGATTATATGCTTTTTGGCGTGTAACCTCGTATATGTATTTGTATGAGTGTGTTACCTTGCCTTAAAAAAACATACAGTTACTATTATAC